GTCATGGAGCTGGCCGTTGCCGCTGGCGGCCGCAAGCTCGACGCCTTTGACACTATCCTTCCAGAGTTCTACGCACCGCACGGCTTCAAGGCTGTGGCACGTACCAAGTGGAACGACGAGTTTGCGCCAGAGGGCTGGAGCAAAGAAACCTTTGGTGCTTTCAACAACGGCCAACCCGACGTGGTCTTTATGACTTACGACCCGGCCAAAGCCGACGCTGAGTACAGCCTTAAAGACGGCACAGTGATGACAGGCGAAGACGGTTACGACCGCGCTGTCGCCCGCCAAAACCGCGAGATGCGCAAAGCCAACGCCGGCACTAAGTTGTCGCGCACGCGCGACGAGCAGGCCGAGAACGACTTCACCCGCGTGCGCGAGAAGTACCTGGGTACGCCGCTGTGGATGAAAGCGCCCAACGGGAACGCAACCGAGTTGACCGAACGCCAGTGGGTCCAGGTCCGCACGCCCCAGTTCAAAGAGTGGTTTGGTGACTGGGAAGCCTTCGCTAAAAAGCAGGGCGGCGTGTGGAACGACGACAATGGTGAAGTCTCCAAGGCGGTCGACAAGAACGGCGAACCCCTAGTCGTGTATCACGGCACTGACACCGGTGGCTTCTCTTCGTTTAGCCAACCCGGCGGCGCAAAGCGAGGCGACCTGGGCATCTTCGCTACGCCCAACCGGGCCATGGCTCTGACCTACGTTAAGCGTGGCCGTGGTCGAGAAATCGAGTTTGCTGATAGGGAGCGCGAGCCGATTGAAGGGGGCGATACTTCTGGCTATTACGCCTCGTTCATGAACATCCGCAACCCCAACGAGTCCGACTTCGAGGGTGCTATGTGGAGCGGCGAACGTCCTGGAATGTGGGAAGTTACCAACGCTGACGACGAGTTGGTTTACACCAAAGATGGCCGAGCATTCATGGAACACAGCGAGGCCGAGGCTTTGGCTGAAGAAACTGGCGGCACTGCTGAAGAAGCTGCTGACCATTACGAAGATACCGACGCGGTCGTACGTGAGGCCAGCCGGTCTGGCCATGACGGTGCAATCATTCGCAATGTAGTTGACGATGGCGGTGGTTACAGCAGCTACATGGGCGAGCCGACTGATGTGTTCGTTGCCTTGAGCCCTGATCAGCTCAAGAGCGCCACGCAAAACACCGGCGAGTTTGGCGCTGATACAACGGACATGCGCTTTAGCCGCCAACGCGAACTAGAATCGGTGTTTGAAGGGCTGTCTGGCCGAGGCCTGGCGCGAACCCGCGCACAGACTGCAGCCAAGGCCCGCCCAGATGCCGCACGGATTGACTACGTGCAGCAGAATTTCCTTGACATCCTATCCGAGCTTGATGATTCTGGCTTGGTTTCCATTAACTGCGACTGAGGTAAACCATGACGCCTTCCATGATCATTTCTTCCGACCTGAAAAGCATGCTGGACGATGCCGTCCACTCAGAGCTGTTCGCCTCGAATCTGTATAAGCACATCGCCAACCAGGTCCAGCGCCTGGGCTACTTCGGCACGCAAAAGTTTTTCTTGCGCGAGAGCGCGGACGAGTTGGTGCATTACCAGAAGCATGTCGACTTTCAAAACGACGTGGGCACAGTGGCCGCAGTTCCAACAATCGAGGCAATGACCGACCCGGTCAAGACCTTAAGCGACGCGATCGAGCTAGGTTATGAAACCGAGCTGGACTTGTACAACAGCTACAAAGAATGGTACGGCCAAGCGGCCAAAGACCCCGTAGTGCAACAATTCTTGCTACAGTTCCTGGAGATCCAGCGCACCAGCGTTGGTGAGTACGGCGACTTGCTGGCACGCATTCAATTGGTGGATGGGGATAAAGCCGGCATGCTGCTGATCGACCAAGAGCTGGGAGAATAAGCCAATGACGACATGCACCTATGCCTTCAAGGACGCTGACGGCAAGCAGGTCGTCATCACCGGCCAGGCTGCGTTCAAAGCCTATTTGGCAACCGGCGGCTTGGATCACTTGCTGCCAGGCGCTTTGCCTGCTGCAGAAGCCACGCTGTCCAAGCAGCGCACCGACACACCTGCGTTCAAGCGCTGGTTCGGCGGCAGTCAGGTTGTTGATGCGCAAGGCAAGCCGCTGGTGGTTTATCACGGAACAAACCAAGATATTGCTGAATTTGATCCGGCCCGCATTGGCGCGCGGGATGCCGGATTCTTTGGCTCCGGCTTCTACTTTACGCCGGATGAAAACGCCGCGCTTGATTACGCAGAGAGTGCGGTAGAGGACACGGGGACTGGCGAGGCCGCCGCGATGCCGTTGTACTTAGCCCTCCAAAACCCGTTCATTTGGGATATGGCCGACGAAGGCGCTGCGCGCACTCGTGAAGCGCTGGCCACTCTCGGCATCAAACGCGAAAGTGTGCGCGGTAACTCAGCCTCTTTAAGCAACAACAAAGAACGCGAGCAGTTTAATCGGGCCGTGCGCGCCGCAGGTTTTGACGGCGTGCTGGTGAAAGACGAAGACGGCGTACAAGAAGTGGTGGCTTTTAAATCCACCCAGATCAAGAGCGCCACCGGCAACACCGGCGAGTTCAACGCGGCCAACCCCGACATCACGCAGTCCAAGCAGCGCATCGTCGGCGAGTCCAATCGCCAGTACACGCCCGAGCAGCTGGCCATGTTTAAGAACACCGGCCGCACGGTCGACGTGCCCACGATCAAAGAGCGGATCACCGAGCTGCGCAAAGACTTGGGCAAGAAGCTGGCCCAGGGCTTAGCAGATCAGTTCATGCCGCTCAAAGAGCTGGGCAACAAGGCCTACACCTTGGCTCGCCTTTCCAGGGGCTCTGCTGGCGCGTTTGAGGCCTTGCTGCACCATGGCAAACTGTCCATCCGTGATGGCGCGTTTGATGCTGACCAGTCTGGCGGCTTCCTTGATCGCGTGGGCATCCCCTTGCACGGCGAGCTGGAAGACTTCATGTGGTGGGTGGCGGCCAATCGTGCTGACCAGTTGTCCAAAGAGGATCGCGAAAATCTATTCACGGCTGAAGACATTGCAGCCGGTAAAACGCTGAGCAACGGCACCACCTCCTACGACTACACGCTGCAGCATGGTCCCGAAAAAGGCAAGATAACACGTGACCGCACCAAGATCTTTCGCGATTCACAAATCAGCTTCAACGAATTCAACAAGAACGCCATGGATATGGCCGAGCAGTCAGGCTTGATCGATGCTGAAAGTCGCAAGTTCTGGGAGAACGAGTTCTACGTGCCGTTCTACCGGGTAAGCGACGAAGACGGCGCGTTCATGGGTGCCAAAATGAGCAATCAGCTGGTGCGCCAACGCGCGTTCAAGCAGCTCAAAGGCGGCACCGAAAAACTGAACTCCGATCTGTTGGCCAACACGTTGCAAAACTGGGGCCACTTGATCGATGCTTCGGCCAAAAACCGCGCAGCTAAAGCCAGTCTTGAAGCAGCTGAAAAACTAGGTATTGCCGTAGAAGCCAACGCTGCCACTGTCCAAGCCATGAGTAAATCCATCGGCAAAAAAGGCAGCACCGTTTGGTTCATGGATGGCGGCAAAGAGCGCCACTTCCTGGTGGACGATCCTTATGTGATGGCAGCGCTCACCAGCCTGGAGTTCTCCGGCCTGCGCGGCCCGATCATGGAAGCCCTGGCCATGCCCAAGCATTGGCTCACCGTTGGCGTCACCGCCAGCCCGGCTTTTAAAATTCGCAACTTGGTGCGTGACTCTGTCCAGGCTGTGGCTACTGCGCCACTGTCTTACAACGTCCTTACCAACATCAAAGAGGGCATCAAAGCCACAGAGAAGGGCAGCCAGACCTATGTGTCGGCGCTTGCCTCCGGCGGCTTGATCCGGTTTGGCACAATGCTTGAGGGCAGTCAGTCCAAGCGCGTGCGCCAGCTTGTCAAGATGGGCGTCAAGGACAGCACGATCTTGGATAGCGAATCCAAGGTCCAGGCCATGTACGACAAGTACATTGAGCCCGGCATCATGGCGTACAACGAGTTGGGCAACCGGGGTGAAGAGATTAACCGGGCCTCGCTGTACAAGCAGCTTATTGACCAAAAGATGGATCACGCCGAAGCAGCACTGCTGGCCCGTGACCTTATGGACTTCAGCATGCAAGGCAGCTGGAACTCCGTGCGTTTTCTGACCCAGGTTGTGCCGTTCATGAACGCCCGCATCCAGGGTTTGTACAAGCTGGGCAAAGCAGCCAACGAAGACCCCAAGCGTTTTGGTGTTGTGCTCGGAGCAGTTGCCTTGGCGTCCATTGCTTTGATGGCGGCCTATCAAGATGACGACGACTGGAAGAAACGCGAAGACTGGGACCGTAACAGCTTCTGGTGGTTCAAGGTCGGTGGTGTAGCTTTCCGAATTCCAAAGCCGTTTGAAATCGGTGCGATCGCGACCCTGGCTGAGCGTGGGCTGGAATACTTCATCAGCAAAGAGATGACCGGCAAGCGCTTGGGCAAGAACGTCTATTCGATTGTCATGGACAACCTGTCTATGAATCCTGTGCCCCAGGCGGTCAAGCCGATCGTGGACTTGTACTCCAATAAAGACAGCTTCACCGGACGACCTATCGAAACTATGGGCATGGAGAAGGTTAAGGCTCAGTACCGATACACTCAAGGCACCAGCATGGTAGCCCGCGCTGCGTCAACAGGCACGGCCGGCGCGCTGTCGCCCGTGCAGATCGACCACTTGCTCAAAGGGTACTTTGGCTGGTTGGGTTCGTTCGTGGTGGGTGGAGCTGACATGTTGGCTCGTCCTTTGGCCAACGAGCCTACCCGCCCGACAGCAGACTATTGGAAGCTGGCTACGCAAGGCATCGCTCAGGAAACCGATTCAGGTTCGTCTCGCTATGTAAGTCAGATGTACGACCAGGCCAAGGAGCTGGAAGAGGCCTATGGCACTTTCCGCAGCTTGATGAAGCAGGGTCGCTACGCTGAGGCATCTGAGTTCCAAAAGGAACACAAGGACGAGCTGTCAAAGTACCGTTCGGTAGAGCACGTCAAGAAGTCTGAAGCCAAGTACAACGAGATGATCCGGATGATCGAGCGAAGCAAGATCGACCCGGATGCCAAGAAGGCGCGAATCCTTCAGGTCCAAAAGATGAAGGACCGCAGTGCCAGGATGGTGGCTCCGGGATACCAAAGCCCGTAGGGTGCGGTGACGCTGCCGTAGAGTACAAATTGCAAGATCATTCCGATGATCCAGCAAACGAACCCTATGGCAGCCAACCACTGGATCACAGCCGATGAGCCCGGGCCTGGCGGCACGCAGCTTTCATTTCGTTAGAAAAGTCCGGGCTTATCTCAGACAGACTGCAATCAATCCGGCGCTCGGGTCCGGTCAAGTGCTGAATGCCCAAGAAGCCGGCGTAGATCACGCTTAGCGAGATCGCGGCCGACACGCCCAAAAGGTAAATCAACAGGTACTTCATGCTGCCATCCTGTGCACCATCTCCAGGTGCTTTTGTTTTGAACGATACCGGGCGCACGTCTGTGCGCTTGTCAGGCGCTTCGGTTTGTGCATGTCCTTGCCCGAGCCTAGCGCAAACACTTTAAGAGTACGGCCACCTTTGTTGTCCTCTGTCCAGTCGGCTATGTGAACGATGCCCTTGCGGTGCATCGTGTTGCAGTACAGCCGCACGGTTTGGATTGCCAGACCGGTCATCTCGGCCAGCTCCAGCATGGAGTGGCAGCCGTCCTGCAAACCGATCAGCAGCTCGCTGATTGCGATCGCATTAACTCTCACACAAACCCCCGCAGCTCAGGTGCTTTCCAGCCTTCGGGCTTGCCGATCTTGCCGCCTTCAAGGATCACGGGCTTACCGTCTATCAGCTTGGCGTCGTTGCTGGCCAACACGGCCTCGTCAGCGCCCGCTTTGGCAAAGCCTGCCAGGTAGGCCACACCGTTGCCTGTGACCTCGATGTCACACAACGCATCCAGGGCATCTACGCGCAAGTGTGTGGGGATATAGACCGTCTGTTCGCGGCGTTTAAGTTTGGCTGCAAACCAGTCAAGATCAAGGCGCGTGCGGTCCAGCAGCTTGGCATAGCCTTCGCTATCGGTGCGCAAGACTTTGAGGAACTCGCATACCTCTTCAACCAGGCAGCCGATCTGGACGGCCATATTTTCAGGAGAAGGTTCTTTGCCGCAGGCCTGGAGCCAGTCAGCTGTGCGTTTGAAATTAGTCATCACAAGTCTTTCATAAATGTACGAAGGGCAACGGCCTGAGTAGCCGCGCGCACTTTCGAGGGGTTGGTGGTTTTCATAATCTCCAGGGCCACGGCCACGAAGGTCTCCAGTTCAGCGCGTTCTTCGTCACCCCATCCGATCAGCTCGGCGACGCACGCTTTGAGCCTTTCGTCTTTGAGTTTGGCCACAGTTTCGACCACGTACTCCAAGTCGTCACGGGGTAAGTTGGCGCGCAGCTGAATCAGATCATGCATTTTGGCTGCCATCTCGGCGGGCAGACTGGCCGGCATGCGTTCACGTTTTGTCATTCTTTTTCTCGCTTAACATAAACAGCGATCCGAACCAAAGCATACTGCCGAGGACGCAGACGGGCCAGCTTACCCAGCCAGGTAAAAATTCACACGAGGCCGATACCACAAACGGCGTGATAAAAATAAATAAAAGGGTTTGCACTTTATCGATCATTTTTAGCTTTCAGTTTGGCAATCTGGTCATCCCATCGGAGGCCGTTCATGTGCTCCCAACTTTCTAACTTGTCTGCCAAAAATTTCTCATTGCCTTTGAACAGGCGTGTGTTCATTGCCATGCTTGCGACAATCTCCATATCCACAGCATGCTTGCGCACTTCTTCAGCCTGTCGCACTACGCCACCAACTGCCGAACTGATGATGGCGTGCATCATTACAGGGTCTTTAGCGCGGTGCGCTACCTCCGATAAAAACTTAATATCTTCAGTGTTCATGTGTTATCTCCTATGCCGTGGGCGGCTTCGATGGCTCGGGCAAATGCGAAACGGTCTTCTGTTTCCGCAGGTACGGTTAGCCATATTTTGAACATCTGCTCATCCGTCAGCGGCTTGCGCTGTGGTGGCTGCGGAGCGGCTGCAAGGGCGTCTTCCCAAATTTCCGATGCCTTCAAATTTCTGGCTCTGGCAATAGCCTTTTCAATTTCATGTGTCGGCTCCACAGGAACCAGTTTCCAGCCTTGCTGCGCCACAGGCTCTTGCTGCGGCTGTGCCAAGGCTTCCTTGTATCCTTGTGCCTCGGCTGCTTCTCTTTTGCCCGCATGAAGTCCGCGCTCATACCAGTAGCATTGGTCTGCGTTCATGTCTTATCTCCAATACCGTGTGCGGCTTCGATGGCTCGGGCAAATGCTTTAAGTTCACCCATGCTGAATTTGTCAAAGTACAAATCTTCAATCTGCTCATCCGTCAGCGGCTTGCGCTGTGGTGGGGATGTGTAGCAGCATGGGCTATTTGTGCAATTACCAGTCGTTTCGTCATAACCACACGCCACAGGCTCTTGTTGCGGCTTGTAAATTTCAGACTCGGCAATCGGTTCAGCCATCAGCTTCTCCCCGTCCCACCAAACTTTTGTTACTTGGGTTGTCATGTGTTACTCCTTAATGCCGTGGGAGGCTTCGATAGCGTCTTTTTGTTCTCTCGTGATAAAGCAGTTCAATGTGTCAGCGATGAATTGCCATTGCTCATCCGTCAGCCCAACCCATGTGCGCTGTGGTGGAGATGCGTAGAGAGGCACAGTGTGAGGATGTTGTGGTTTTCCATAAATCAGCATCCAATCACCGGGTTTATCCCGCAATCGTTCAATGGCGGTGTTGTTGCAGTACGCCACAGGCTCTTGTTGCGGCTGTGCTTTCACGTAGCCCCATGCAGTTGCCAATCGCGCTTGTGTTGACTTGCAATTAAGGTTTTGATCTGGCTGTGCCAAGGCTTCTTTGATGTCTCCAGCGGCGTAAATGCATTTACGCAAATCAGACACTGAAATCTGGCATTGAATATTTGTTTCGGTAATGCTTCCAATGTGTCGAGCTTCGACTTCTCGAAACATTTTTTCAAACGGTTCCAGCGCCTCCCGCGCCCTAGTCAATGCTTCGTCTTTAGTCATGTGTTCTTCTCCTTGAGTTTGGCTTCGATGGCTCGGGCAAAAGTGATTGCCGCTTGCTGTTCCATTGCGTCATCGCCTTGTGAATTCCATAACTGCCACATCTCCTCATCCGTCAGCGGCTTGCGCTGTGGTGAGGTGGTGTAGAGCTTTGTGCCAATAGGCAGTGCAGGTTCATGCCACCAAGACATTGTTATGTCTGCTCCTGTTTCACTTGTCACTGTTGCCACAGGCTCCTGCTCTGGCTGTGCTAATGCTTCTTTGATGGCGGTGATGGCTTTGTCTACGTCAGATGAATCAGCACTGTCTGAGTGATTTTGTAATGCGCTTATATCTTCCAACGCCTCCAACGCCCGCTTTAATGCTTCAGTGTGTGTCATGCTTGTCCCCTTGCGCGAATGGCTCTCAGCACTCGCTTTGCTAAATTTAAATCTGCGCCTAACAATGCAATTCCTGCTACACGCTCACACGCTTCACGCTCGTCAGCTACCATCTTCTTGCACGCCAGCACCATTGGATCGTGCATTTCTTTGTACAAGTCAGCACGCACCAGCGCGGCAAAGGCTTCCAAATACTCAAGCCCAATGACTGGCATCCAGTTCACATCGGTTGCCACATGTAGTCCTGCTTCCCGCGCCATCTCAATGATGGTTTTGTTGTAGTCCAGGCCCAGTTCTCTAGCGTTCTCAGCTTTTTTGTCCAAAGCAATCTGCCGCTTGCGCCAGCCGGGGTCGCTCTGGTTCATGTTGTGGTCGCCACTCACTTTGAATCTCCGGTCCGGCAGCTTTGTAGCCAGGCTTCGACGTCACTCTCAAGCCACAGCAAACGGTTGCTGCCCGGGATCTTCAGGCGGGGTGGCAAGGTCTCAGGACGTCGGCGTGAATCCGTCTTGACTGTCTCCACTGCTCGGTGCAAGATCGTGGCCAACTCGCGCGGGCCAAGGGTTTTGGTATTAGTCATTTAGGGTCCAGTAAAAACAAAACGCAGCAGCCCAAATGGGCTAGGTGGGGCAACCCGCTTTCGGGGTCATTGACTTCGCCTTGAGTGTAGGCAACCAAGTGGCGCAAAGCCGCCTTGGTGTAGCGGTGCTGCGCGTCCTCGACCTGCTTCCAATTGTCGCGCGCATATTTTTGAGCACCGAACTCCAAGACTTTTACGATCTCTTCAACGCTGGCCCATGGCAGCAAGGTGAAGTCGCGCTTGCCTCCATCGAACTTCATGCCAACAGCTGCTTCCCATTGTGCTATTTGCTCGCGGGTAAACAATGCGGGGTTTAAGCCGGGTGGTTTCTCGGTCATCAATCAATCTCCTTCATGTAGTATTCGGTCTCAAAGCCATCGCCGCGCAGCGGCAGATCCTTGGCCCACGCAATCGGGCGGCCCATCACAGCTTCAACATCCTTAAGACCTTTGGTGGATGTGTAAGGCAGCTCGATGATGTCTTCGTCGTGCACGGTGAACAGCTGAGGATAGCCCTCGGCGTCCAACGCCAGCATGGCCTCGGCCAGGCAATCCCGGGCCACGGCCTGGGTAATGTTTTCGCACAGCTTGCCGCCGTAGGTAGGCAAGCGGGTCCACTGCTTGGTCTTTTGGTCCATACCCTCGTAGGTCAACGACCCGGCACTGGCCAGGATGTACCGGCCGCCTGCACTGGTCTCGCGGTATAAGTCTTCGACCTCAAGCCGGGGCTTGACGTAAAACAGTTTGCGCTTGCTGGGCAGCGTGATCGTCAGGAACCCCGCCTCGTAGGCAAACACCAGCTCCGAGCGGCCGTTGGCCATCGCCAATTTAACCATCGTTTTGCTGCGCACTGCCGTCTTGGCCGCACGCTCGCAGGCATACCACATGCTCACGATCTCGGGGTTGGCTGTGCGCCAGGCCACTTTGATGGGGTCCAGCTCTTCTTCAGTCAAACCCATCTCCAGCGCGCCCATGGTCTTTAACGCACCAGCGCCGCCTTGGTAACCCAAAGCCAACTCAGAAATCTTGCCTTTCTGGCGCAAAGGGTAGTTGACACCCTTGTGTTTTTTGCCGTCCTCGCCCTTGTATTGAATCGTCTTGATGTCCACCTTAAACATCTCAGCGGCCGACGCTTCGTAGATCATGCCGTGGGTCTTAAACACATCAAGACGCCAAGTGCACCAAGCCAACCAGGCGATCACGCGCGCTTCAATGGCGCTAAAGTCGACCGGGATAAAGCGGCTGGCAGGGCGCGCGATGAACGCGGTGCGGATCAGCTGGCTCAAGGTGTCAGGCACGGTGCCAAACATCAAGCCCAGCATCTCGTAGTCGTGGGCCTTCAGCATGTCGCGGGCCAGGTCGATGTCCTTGAGTTTGTTCTGCCGCAGATTCTGCACCTGCACAATGCGACCAGCCCAGCGGCCGGTGCGGTTGGCACCGTAGAACTGGGTCAGGCCGCGCACGCAGTCGTCTGCGCACATGGCGCGGGCCATGGCGTGGAACTTGGATACGCTGGTCTTGGACAACTCCTGGCGCAGGGCCAGCACCTGGCGGGTGACGTCGCTGGTGGTGGACTCCAGGATTTTGGGCACCGACTTCTTGGTCAGGTCCACGATGGTGTCGTCGTCCTCGGCCTCTTGCAACCAGGCCAGCAACTGGTTGCGGCTGTTGGGGTTGTCGAGGCCTGTGAGGCGCACGGCCTCGGCCATCAGGCGCTCTTTGAAAATAGCATCGCACTCAATAGCAGCCATGACCAGCTTACGGTCCACCTTCACGCCCCGGTTCATCATGCGCTGGTCCAAGTGCCAAAGTGTCCACTCTTTATCGGGCACGGGAAACCTGGCCAACTTCTCAGCAACCGCGTCTTCAGACTCCACATCCCGGCCGCAGTAGTCGACAAAAGTCTTCCACCGATCGGGCTCATGCTGAGGCAGGTTGCGCGTGCGCCCACCGTTTTTCTTGGTGGCTTTGCATGGGATGCAAAAGTACCGGATCAAACCCCAACCCACCGCCATCTTTTGCTTGTCTGCAGCAATACCCACGACCTTGCCAACGTCCGACAAGTTGCCTGGCATGCCCAGGTACAGCGCATGCACGCTGGTGCAGCGCCACTGGGTCACATCCAGCTGGCGGCCAAGGTGGCGAGACAGGCAGGTGATCTCAAAGGCGGCGTTGTAGGCCGTCTTCAAAACGGTCGGATCATCCAGCGCTGACAGGATGTGCGGTGGGATCTTCTCGCCAGCCATCAGGTCAATCACTCGGACCTGGCCGCTGCCGTACTTGTAGCCGAACAGCATGATCTGAAAGTCTGAAGACTCAGCGTACTTGTGCACCCCGCACTTGGGCAAAGCCACGCTGCTATAGGTCTCCAGATCGATGCGAAGCGTGATCATGCTGCGGCCCGGTGTTGAAACTCTTCAGCAGCGACCATGCCTTGTTTGCACAGCTCGACCTCAATGGTTTTGCTGTGGCTGACAATTAACACGGTATCGGGTTCGCAGTTGTGGTTGTCCCGGCAGTAGTTGCGCAGCGCTTGCTGCAGCTCGGCCAGGCTGATCTCGACGTGTCTGATTTTCATGCTGCCACCCACAAGGTGCGCACGTAGACCACGGTATAGGCTGCGCACAAAGCGACCATGCCCCATTGCCCAGCAGTGATCGTGACGTAGAACCAGAAGGGCTGACCAATCAAACCGAGAATGGGCGCAAACCTGCGCACGGCCGCGCGGGTATGCATGGCGCAATAGATGGATGCAAGGCCAAGCAAGGCCACGTTAAATTGAATTATTGAATCTGCCATCTTCTTCTTTCGTTTTGGGGAAGGTTGACCCTCGCCAAAACGGCCCCTTGCGAAGCCGCTTAGTTTAATTGGCCAGGTCTTCTCCAATGTTACCTAAATCCTGTGGTTTAGTCTTCTTTGTACGCTGCTTGCGTGGTTTTTTCGCAACAGATACCGCAGGTGTCAATGGTTTAAGCTGCGCTGCAGCCTGGCCTTGGATCTCAGCGATCAGCATCGCCACCTTGTTGTAGGGCATGGCCATCAGGGCTTCGACCACGAGGTCGACGCCGGCAGGCACCATTTGGATGTTTAGGATGGGTGGGTTCATTGGTTACCTTTAGTTGATTGATAGCGGCGCTCGGCCAATAGGTAGCCTTCAAGGGGCCACGCTTTGTTGATGGCATCCTCGTAGGCGTACTTCTCGCCCAGTGCCTGGTTGTACTTGGTCGGGTCCACGCAGGCACTGGTGCCCAGGATCGTGTACCCGTTGACCATGTGCAACTGGCACAGGGTTGTAGTGGTATCAGGCAAAACTGTGTACGTGGTTTTGGCCACGCGATCCAGCATGCTCTGCATGGTGACTGCGCTTGGCAGCTGCTCGGGTTGATTGGCGTCGTTCATGGTCTGGTCTTTGGGTAGGTGGGGCCTGCTCGCTTGCGCTTTCGGCCCCTTGAACCTATCAGCCGAGGAAGTCCTCGAAGTCATCGCTGAAGTCGTCTTCAGCGCTGGTGCGGCTGGACAAGGCGTCGCCATGTGCAACCATTTGCACGTTGCCCAAACCGAAGCTGACGCCACGGTTGCCGTTCACGTCATATGCGTAGGCATTCATGGACACCCGGGCGTAGTCGCCGCTCTTGATGCCGTCTGCGTCAATGATTTCGTTGCGGTTAAGGTCAACGATACCTGGGCGCAGTTTGGATGAGATGGCCATTACGTAGTGGCCTTTGCACTCCGCGCTGTACGGCTCGCCTGTCTTTTCCTTAACGCCGTCACCGTCATGCAAGGTGAATGCAATCTTGGCTGGGCGCTTGCCGGGCCACTTGGCAACGACCGCAGCTTCTTGCGCAGCTTTGATCTTGGCCAGGGTTGTAGTGTCTGACTTGGGGATCAAAATAGATGTTGAAAATTTCTTCTCGCCCATTGGGTTGTCTTTTGGTGCGCGTGCCTCAAACAAGAATGCGTAAGACAAACGGACTTTACCGGTGACGACTTTGGTGGTTGTTACTTCAGACATGATTTTCCTTAATTTACATAAAATCTTCAGCAGCAGTTGCCACTGAAGCGAGTGCTGGTCTCTTGTCCCCTTCGGGTACCAGCGTTGGCGTACCGGAGGGCTTGACGATCAGATCGTTAAGCACTTCAGTGAACACTTTTTTTCCGATTGCTTTCTCCATGGCAGTGATGCCCAAGAGGCTGCGCTCGTAGATAACTGACTCAGGAACCTTGGCTGCAAGCAGGGCTTGCGCTACCTCGTTCTGGTCACTGTATTTGCGGTTGCTGCGGCCCTCAACCAATTTAAAACCTGGCCATTTCTTGCCCTGCTTTTTGGCTTGGTCCAAAGCGTGGGCTTGCACATCGTCGATCCATTTGGCCAACTGGGTTCCTTTGGCCAGAACGATACAGACCTGCTCTTCGGTCAGCAGCTCGGGCTTGGCCAGGGCGAACTCCTCTTTGGCCAAAGCTAGGGAAGCATCGCCGCGTGCCTTGCACTGAAAACGCGCTTTGCAAAAGCAGCTGTTGCAATGCTCACCCGGTACAAACATGCCTTCCCCGGCCCATGCCAGTGTTGCCGCCGGCACAACCTTGTCGGTAGCCCAGGAAAGTAAGGGGCCGATGGCTAAGGTTTCGCTGGGGTAGTTATTCAGCCGGGGCTGCAAAATGGTCATGCGCACTTCGGTGATGTCGTACAGCATCGACAGCTCGTTGTAGGCACCCAGACCATACAGCCGCATCTGGCTGTTGTTCTCGGCGTCCACGCGGATACCCTTGCCGTACTTCAGGTCCAGCACTTCGATCAAGCCATCGGTGATGATGACAAAGTCGCCAGTGCCAAAGCCTTCTGGCACCCAGGCGCTGAAGTCCAGTCGCTGCTCGACCATGAAGATCGGATCTTTGCAACGGATGTTTGCCTCAGCGATGCGCTCCTTGACGACGTCAACGGCGGCCTTGACATGGTCCTCCAAGTCTTGCGACCAGAAGGGGTTTTTCTTCAGCGCGGCGTAAAGGGCATGCGCCTTTTCGGCAGGCACCATTTCCAGCCAGGTTTTCAGGGCCAGCTCAAACACCTCGTGGGCAAACGTGCCTTCGCGGGCAAACTCGCTGCCCTCATCAGGAAACTGTTCTTCAAGGCGCGCGCTCGGCGTACAGGTCATCCACTTCTCACTGCCCGATGCCGACAGTTTGGCGTGTGCAAGTTCGATGGGAATGACCTTGTTCATTTGCTCCTCGCTTTCAGCATGGCGTCTGCAATTTCATACGCCTCCTGGGCAAGTAGTAAAGGCAAATAAGCGTTTGGCAAATCCGTAGTGCAAAAACCTTGCAGCGCTTTGGCCGCAAAGTAATCACGCAAGGTCATGCCTTCATGAGTACTTAAAGACCCATACTGATCTACAGCTTCTTCGCATGGAAATGCTGGGCCGCCGTTCACAGCTGTGCTCCTGGCAGCACGATCAGGCTGGGTTCTTTGACTTCGTCGGGTGTGCGTGCCCAAGCCACGGCATCGCCCAAGATCTTGGACATGTTTTGCTGCAAATACAGGCCAATGATTTCAGCGGTGCTGAAGACCTGCTTGTCGGCGTCCAGCGCTGGCTCGACTGTGCCTTGCAAAGTAATTTCGTCGCCGACGTCTTCAATGATAAGTGTGATTTTTGGCATGGTGTTTTCCTTACAGGGCTTGTGCGTCCGCCACTAATTTGGCGTAAGCATCTTGTGGTACAGCGGTCAAATTGGTGACGCCCAGGGCGAGCAGCAAGCCTTTGACCTCGGCGGCTTTGCCGGCCTTACTGATAGTTGTCAGTATGGCGCGCACATCCTCAAGAGTTAAGGACGCGACAGCGTTGGAGGAGGCAGTCGGTGCAACGGTAGCTGCCGGTACGGAAGTTTCCGCAGCAGGCACGTTTGGGACTTCAGCGGGGGCAGTGGTCTGCGCATCGGCTGATGGGCCAGGGGTAGGCTCCACGGGGGCAGAGGCCTCCGGTGTGGCGGCACGGCGTGTGCGCTTTGGGGCGGGCGCGGCGGCCTCCTCTTGCGCGGCAGCAATCAGGCCGGAGGTTGTGCGCACTGGCTCTTGTGCTGGCTGCTCGTCGAGCGCCAGGTACTGGGTCATGAGCTGGCCAACCAACGCGGCTTGTGCGCTGTTGCCAGGGGTGAAAGTGATCTGGATCATAGTGTTGCCATTTCTGTAGAAAGATTTTGAAAGAGATCGCCAACGTGAGCAGCCACGTCTTGTGATCCGGTGACTAAGCCATTCATGGCGTAGTATTTTTCGACATACTGTTGCGTGCAGTTAAATGTGCCGAAGTTGGGAAACACCCGTTTCTCAGGTGATGCTAATTCTTCGCGACGATTGCGCATGAACTGCGCAATGCGGGGGTCTTTGCGGGACTTCATGATCAACCCAACCGACGGTGTTTGGCCAGGTCGGTGACGAACGGAAGGCTCTTCGTCTCGACATACTTGGCAGGCTGGTTGGTGTAGATCGGACGCCAGTTTGTGAGGC